CGTTTAGGTCATTATTGATTCTCAACAATCCGAAATATATGATTGAATTTTTACATCCTCCATCACCAATAGATGTATGACTCAATTTAGGGTTTAGTCATTTCTCCACCACAACAACGGACTTCTGTTCCTAGGTATATGTCCTGACCGACCTGCGGTAAACGATGCCTTAGGCAGCGTAGACCTCTTCAGTGCGGAGTAAACCGACAGCCTGAAGTTTTGCGAAAGTTTCGCCGTTTGTGTTTTGTAACCATGTATTAAAGTGATAGGTAACCTCTCACTACGTGCACTCCGTGCCTAACTGTACCAGTCAAATCCAAAAACGCCCCCATATTTTCAAAGAACACTACAAATATAAATACTTTTATTTAAATAAACAACTCACCACCGAACATTCACGACAGAGTAATAACGATTTGTTTCTTGGTCGTATAGTACCGAGACTGAGATATAGTTGTAGTCATCGTCGGTTAAAATTTCCCAGTGTGGTGGACTATCTTTATATTGAATAAAAAATTCTGACACATCACTTTTATCAGACCTATGATTATAAGCACAACACTCACCACAACCTCCAATACCAACCCTATCACTTCTATTTCCTAAACTGTTATAACCTTCACCGTGACTAATATCACCCATCTGAACTTGTTTTTTATTCCATGGTACGGTCAACAAAGATTCCATTTCTGAATCGTATTGTAATTCATTAATTCCATGACTACGTCTCCACTCGTTTAACGTTTTCACAAAACGTTTTTCCATTTCCCAACAAAGGGAATCAATATTTCCCGTAAAAACAGGTGTAGGTAATACATAGTCACACGGAACTGTAATCTCATCACCATTATCATCGATGTAATAACATTGTGATTCCTCCCATGTGATTTGAGATGTTGACGTTAATGAAACCAAACAAAAAAGGATAGGTAATAGATATTTCATAAACATAAAGATAGTGAGAATTTTTCTTTATACAAACTATTTATAAATAAAAATTACAATGAATCATGATATTATAAATGAAGTGAGTCGTGTTAAGGAGATAATGGGTCTTTTGAATGAGCAAGAAGAAAAGAAACTAACCCTACCTTTTGAAAAAACATTTAAGGCGGGATACTGGAAATTATCCCCTGAAGTAAAATCTCAGATTGATACATTAATGGGTCAAGTAAAATCTTTTGTTGAGGAACACACAGGTAACGTTATAAGATTGACCGTTAACTCTGGTGAATCTCAAATAACAAATTTTGATAGAGAACAGAATCCGGCGGTTTCAGTGGAACAAGGTTATCTATCTAATAAAAGATATGAATCCATCTTAAATTACTTGAAAGAATCTTACCCTAACTTATTAAAAAATTTAACTGTAGAAAAAAAACTCATACTAGGTGACACACCATATAGTAAAACTGAATTCCAACAAAACTGTGGTAAACAAGGACAAAATAGAGACTCACAAGCGTGTAATAGCTTCTTCAAAAAATATGAGCCAGAACAATTTATAAACTTCACTATTGAAGTGTTAGGTAAAAAAGAGCCAACACCTGGAACTACGCCCACTGTTACATCTCCTTTATGTGGTGTAAAGATTACCGGTAACGGCAGACAGGGTGAAAGTGAAAATAATTTTATTAGTATTAATAAAAGTGTAAACACAAAAAATATACCTGGAAACTTTAATGCGATTGCCACTTCATATTCTATACCCGATAGAGCACAAGTATACGCAATTGAGGGTGAAAATAAAAAATTAGTTATGGATACTGGTTATTTTGGTGCTAGTCGATTGAAAAGGGCTCACGTTGGTGGGTTATCTTATTACTATAATGAAAACCCTGATAGCTTGGCTTTTAAAAGTACTGATTTATATACAATGAAGATAGAGACATTTGATTCACTTATTGACTTATACAGAGCAATTTATCCAGATAGAAATACACAAGGATACGAAAGAGCGGTAAGAGATAGAGGAGAAGAAGGAGGTAAAAGATACCTTAAAGAAAAACTAGATGGTAATTGGCCAAAAGATTATCCTAAAGATTACTCAATCTATAGGTTGTGGTATAGAGATGGCGTAAGAAAATATGTTTTGTTTGATTACGTAAGAGAAAAAGAAGGTAACTTTACTATTGACGAAAACACTTCAAAATTACAGGCAATTGTTTATGGTCCCTTAGCAAAAACTGTATGTAATATACAACTTAATTGTTAATCACCTTACGAGTCCCCCATTCACTGGAGTATACAATAATTACTTTATTTTTAATTTCATTTTTCTTTGGGTAGCGGTATTCTGTATAACCCTCGTCATGAACATATGTTAACTCGACCAAACTTAGAAGAAGGTACGAGTTAATTTCATCATACATTAAAGTATCATAACCAAGATTATAATCGATAAGAATTGTATCACACTCAATTAAAGAGGTTAGTGTGGGATTTGGATTATAATGATTAATATTTAATGATTGAGAAAACCCTTGAACGGATGTAATAAGAAAGATAAGAGTAAATAATAGATTTTTCATATAACAAATATAGTGAATATAATCTTATTTTCAAAATCAAATATTTATAAAATAACATGAAATTTATAAATCTATTAATAGAAGGTAAAAAGGAACGTATAATAGATAAGTTCCGAAGTCAACTTGAACCTTTAGGTGATGAGTCAATAGAACTTGCAGAAAAAATTATAGATAATGACCCAAGTGCAACTAAGAAGTACTCTGAGTGGGCGATTAAAAAGTTTATAACTATAGGTAATAGGGTATCGTCATTACGACATACCACAGATGAAATTAGTGAAATTGTTAAAAATTATCACAGTATAGTTGATAGACTCTCTAAAGAAAAAGTTGAAAAAATGATGGACGAAGATGAGAGTGAAACGATATTTTACTCTGAAGATTCTAAAAATAAAGTTTTAAGAAGTCCAAAAGATATAAACTCTTTCGATACTGTATATGAGTTACAGAAATTTTTAAATTTTTACGATAAATTTCAATTTCTTTCAGACCAAGAAGAGAAAAGTAAAAAGGAATCTGAAAAGTTATATGAGGATGATAGATTTTTAATTATTAGACCATTATCACATACATCATCTTGTTATTACGGAGCAAACACCAAATGGTGTACTACTACACGAGATAACGAAGACTACTTTAACAGATATACATCAAAAGGTAAGTTATATTACATAATTGATAAAAAGTCCTCAGATAGGACTTATGGGAAGATGGCGCTTTTAATACCGTTTGGTAACGGTACACCTGAAGTATATAATCAACAAGACGGTGGTGAAAGATATACGTTCTTATTAGAAAGATTTGCACCTATTAAAGATGAAATTCAAAAATTAACTGAGAAGGGAGATGATTATGAAACCCTAAAAAAGGTTAAGGGTAACCCTAAACTATCGATGTACGAGTCTTTAAATTCCGATTTCTTTGACCGTTTTGATGGTGAAAACGTAATACTTAATTTCAGTGATGAATTGACAAACTTTTTAAAGTTAATGGAAGAAGAAGTAGGTGAAGAAGTTATAAGACATTACGATTGGGCATACGTAAATCCGAACAGTGATTTTTTTTATGAGACGTATAGATTTGATGATGATATGAAAGAAGGTTATCCTTTATATACCCTAAACGAGGAACACGTTGGTTTATTACGTTCTATCGTTGAGATTATGGAACCTGAATTATTAAAATACTTTGATGGTGATACAATAATTAGAAATGGTGATGGAGATGTGATATTGGCTAAGTTTATAGAAGAAAGACTTCCTAAACTTTATGAAGAATTTAGTTACTTATACTCACAAGCCGAAGATACATCCATACATGAGGGTGTAAAAAAGTACATAGACGAAAACGTGTGTAACCTTTATGATGATGTTGGACTAACAAAAGTAGATGATGGTAATTGTTTTGACCAGTACAAAATAAGTGTAGATAGATTATTGGAAATGTATGAAGATGACTTGGAGTATCATAAAGATTTATCTATACAACAAGTCTTAGAGAATTATATACATAGAAATATAGACCTTAATGAACATATTTTAGAAATCTACCACGAATATCAGGACCATGAAGTGTTCAGTGAAATGTTTGATAGTGAGATGACTAATCTTTTGGAAAATGTTTTAGAGGAAATGGAATCTGATGACGAAGTGGTGTCAGACGCTAGTGAGTATAGAAGGATACTAAACTATATATCTAAGAATTTTGGGTTAGATAAACCATATCCGATTAAAACATCAGATGATGGTACAGAAATTATATTTAAAGGAGTTAACCCAAAAAATTCTAAAATTAATTTTATTTTAGTCCACAAAGATGGTGAGAAAAAAATGGGTAGTGCGAAGTTGTCAACAATAATTAAACTGTTGAACAACTACACACTGTTTTCCCCATTTTAAAACTCCTCGTTTTCCAACAAACGTTCACGGATAAGGAGATACAAATCACCCATATCCTTTAGACTCAGAGAGATTACATCACCAGTCGACTTAGATTCAATCTCAATCTCGTCCTCACTGATGTGAAAGTAGTGGTTATCACCATCAACCCAATCAGTTTCCTTGTAGTTGTAGTCATCATCTTCGTCTTCGTAATTAGTAAACAAGTTACCTTGACCGTAGTAGTCATATGTAGGACGGACATAAGTGTACTCATACTTCGTATTACCAAGCTCCTTAACAACACCGACAGCCAAGTTAAACGCATCCTCTACGTCCTTCACAACAACAAACTCAGAAGAGGTATGCATGTTGTAGTACCCACAAGAGAAATTAATACAAGAGAAATCTCCTTTCATCTTAATTTGAGATACATCAGTGTATGGATGGGATTGAAGGTATGGGGACACACCCATAGAGTTTTCAAAGACGGGGATAATGCGATTAATAAAATCACCTTTACTTTCAAACAAACGAACCCCCGAACAAACTTCGGTAACCAAATGATTTCCAGGTGCGTCAAATTGAATCGCATATCCCACATCCTTGAGGAACTCAACATCACACTCTTTCGAGCCGTGACACCCAGTCTCTTCTGATACGAAAAGACCGACCTTTACATGTGACAAAGTGCGAAGGAGTTCGAGCGCCAAAAAAACACCACATTTATCGTCACCACCGATTCCCGTTGGATTCCCTTGTGGTGTATATCCCTTTAGAGATAAGTTTAGTTCTTCAGTAAACGTTCGACCAAAAGTGGGGGGTTTTTCGAGATTTTCCTCCTCTACAACAATGTCATCAACCAACTCATGAACCGTATCTGTGTGAGCAACAAACATCGGGTAAAACTCACCATCAGGTAGTGTACCTTTAGTGGCATAAACGTTGTTCATTGGGTCATTGTAATACGTCACGCCATCAATCGTCTCAAGAACACTAATAATGTAGTCTACCATCCCATCTTCCTTATAGGTTTTTGTGGGAACTGAGAGAACTTCTTTAAGACGATTGAGCTGTTCGTTTTTCATTTTGTGGTTGATTTGAATACAAATATAAAAAACTTTTTTCGTAAAAACAAAAAAAAGGGGAATTATTTCCCCTTTTCTAAAACTACTTCTTCTTTTCCTTTCATTTTCAATTTACAAGGTACGCCTTCTGTGATATTACCTCTAAGAACTTCTTCTGAAATCAAATCTTCGATTTTCTCTTGAATTGCTCGTTTAATTGGTCTTGCCCCATATTTTTCATCAAAACCTACTTCTGATAAGAACTTCTTAACTTTATTGTCGATGGTCACTTCATATCCGAGACGGTCGAGTCTACGGTCTAGTTTAGACAATTCAATCTCTACGATTTGCTCAACTTCATTTTCTCTTAGTGGGTTGAAGATTACTACCTCATCTACGCGATTCAAGAACTCAGGAGTGAAGTGATTTTTCAACTCTTTCTCCAACAAAGCCTTTTTCATTGCTTCGTTATTTGAGATTCGTGTTGTAGTGTCGAATCCAACACCTGAACCGAAGTCCTGTAGTTTCTTAACACCAAGATTGGAAGTCATAATAATCAGACAGTTTCTGAAATTAATCTTTCTACCGAAAGAGTCTGTTAGGTGACCGTCATCCATCATTTGTAGGAGGATTGAGAAGATGTCTTTATTTGCCTTTTCAATCTCATCAAACAATACTACTGAGTATGGTTTGTTTTTGACTGCTTCGGTCAACTGACCACCTTGGTCATATCCAACATAACCAGGAGGGGAACCAATCAATCTACTCATAGAGAATTTCTCTTGGTATTCAGACATATCAACACGGATTAACGAATCCTCATCACCAAAAATTTCTTTTGCCAATTGTTTGGCTAAGTGTGTCTTACCAATACCTGTGGAGCCCAAGAAGATAAACGAACCGATTGGACGACTTGGGTCTTTAATACCCACACGGTTTCTACGAATTGCTTTTGAAATCGTCTTAACCGCAGATTCTTGACCAATTACAGATGAGTTAAGGTTACTCTCCAAATCCAACAGACTCTCCTTATCGTCTGCATTTAATTTAGATAAAGGAATCTTAGTCATATGTGAAACCACATCGTAAATCATTTCTTCGGTGATTTCTTTACGCTCCTCATCTTTTCTTGAATCAAACTTTTCTTTCTCATATTCAAGTTTTTCGATAATCTTACGTTCTCGGTCACGTAGTTGAGCAGCTTCCTCGTACTTCTGACTCTTTACAACCTGAATCTTCTTATCTTTAATTTCAAGGGCTTCTGCTCGAAGTTCTTCGATGATTTCAGGAAGTTTAACGTTGATTTGTGCACGAGCACCAACCTCATCCATAATATCGATTGCTTTGTCAGGGAATTCTCTATCGGTAACATAACGGTCCGCAAGTGTTACACACGTCTGAAGCGCCTTATCTGTGTACACGACCTTGTGGTGGTCCTCATAACGAGACTTCAAGTTCTGAAGAATTTCTAAAGTCTCATCAGGAGTTGAACCATCAACCATTACCTTTTGAAATCTACGTTCCAAAGCACCATCCTTCTCGATATTCTCACGGTATTCATCGAGGGTGGTTGCACCTACACATTGTAGTTCACCTCGAGCTAATGCGGGTTTAAAGATGTTGGATGCATCTAAAGAACCTGAGGTGTTACCAGCACCAATAATTGTGTGAATTTCATCGATAAAAATAATAATATCATGATTATCTTGAAGTTCATCAAGAATTACCTTAAGTCTTTCCTCAAATTGTCCACGGTACTTAGTACCTGCAACAATAGATGTCATATCCAAAGAAACGAGTCGTTTATCACATAGATTTTGAGGGCAATCACCCTCAAAAATTTTCATAGCTAAACCTTCTACAATTGCGGTTTTACCACAACCTGGCTCACCAATAATAATTGGGTTATTCTTCTTCCTACGAGAAAGAATTTGAGCGATTCTTTTAATCTCACTGTCCCTACCAATTACAGGGTCAAGTCTTCCTTCTGAAGCTAGTTTCACCAAGTCCCTCGAAAAGTTGTCTAGTACAGGGGTCTTAGATGAACTTTGTTGTTCTTTCTTTTTTCTTGGTCCTTTATCGTTTGGGTCTACTGATTCTATCATATTTAAAAATTATTTAGTTCAATTATAGTAAAGATTATACCACTAAATCAACTATTGACATTTTGTCAGTTCATTTTTAATTTGTATGACATAATGTCAGTGTAATGGTATAATTTATCGTTTGGCACGATATTCATAATATGAGTGTAAAATTAATAAACTTAAATAAAAAAACCAAAAATGTTACGTAGAAAATTTAATTTTAATGACTTGTTCTCTGAGTTTGACTCATTATTTGATGGATTCGGTTCCTATAACAACCCTATGGTCGTAAGAGGTAAAAAAGATGTTGATAGTGGTGAAGATGAGAATGGTGCTTGGACAAAAGAAACATTTACATCAGAAGATGGAACCTATCAGGTAACTTCCATTTACCGTTATGGTGACACAACACCTAAAAAAGATTCAAGTGAGGTTTCAGTATTGAAAGATAAAATGAACAAAGCTGTAGAATCACAAGATTACGAAACTGCAGCTCAATTGAGAGATAAAATTAATTCTATTGAATCTAATAAGGAAAAAATTCAGGAACTACAATCACAATTAGATGAAGCAGTTTCTAAACAAGATTTTGAAAAAGCAATCAAACTTCGAGATAAAATTAAGAAGTATAACTCCTAATAAATAACCCCTCATACAAACTGAGGGGTTTTTTATTCTCCTAAGTATTTATAATAAAATATTATCATGGACAATCGTATATTAAATGAAGTGAAACGTAATCGTGAGTTAATGGGTATTAACGAATCAGAACTTGATGAACAAGGATTTTTAAGAGGAGTTAGAGATGGTATAAAAAAAGGTTATGAGATAGCCAAAAGTTCTTTAAAGAAAAAAAAAGGTACTTTAGACGGGACCAGTGAAGATGTTGAAATTACTTACAATATAGGTCCAAAATTTACAGTATTTAAGTATGATACTAAAGGGGCCATTAACGGTCACTTTATGTTAGTTATGGAATTAGAAAAATTAGGATTGGACGTACACCCAGATTATTATGAAGGGACTGTAAGTAACACAGCAAAATACAAAATACCAAACGAAAAAATACCTGAGACATTTTTCGGTGATGAAGATATTGAAAATGAAGAATCTGAGAATAATGTATTTACGATTACTTACGAAGGTAAAGAATATAAAGTAGATAAAGATACTTTACTTAACAAAGACAATCTCAATAACTCTTATATTGATATAGACGGGGTTAGGTTTTATTATGTCCTCACGAATAATCAAAATTTTGGACATTCTAATCTTATCATTAAAAAGGCCAAGGACATTAAAAAGGGAGATGTGATAAATAAAACAGTTACAAAAACAACTGATAATGATGATGGTAGTACTAACACCGTAACAAATGATAGAGAAATACTAAATACTACTTTATCTAATGGTGAAACTGTCGTTCTTGTACATATTTCTCCTGATACAATAGAAGACCAGGGCATCGTAAAAGGCATCGTAATTGGATTGTAATGGGAATTAAATCTGAAAAAATATTAGGTAAAAAGATAATCTGTGAGATTGACTCAACAACTCTCAGAAAAGTAGAGTATGATACCTCGAGCAGAAAATTATTGGTTACATTCAAAGGAGATATACAATATGAATATGAGGATGTACCACATTCAGTTTTCACCAAGTTTAGAATGGCTGAGTCACAAGGTAGTTTCTTTAACAAAGAAGTTGCAAGAAAATTTACTTACAATAAAATAGAAAAAAATGGATAATATAATTAGTAGTTTTTTTGTTAAAGATACTTTGAATCCTGAGATTTGGGAAAATTATGCTGACGTAGAGTCATCAGAAATGAAACCAGAAATAAGAGATGGGTTATTAGATATCGCGAATAAATTCGTAGAATTTTTAGGTTTTGATATTTTTATACAGGACGTAACAATGACGGGTTCTTTAGCTAATTTTAACTGGTCAGAGTATTCTGATATCGACTTACACATAATTTATGATTTTAAAGAGTCGGGAGAACAAGAAGAACTATTTAAAGACTTATTTAATTTAAAAAGAACTGTTTTTAATTCCCAACACGATATTACAGTAAAAGGTTATGAAGTTGAATTGTATGTTCAAGATATGAATGAACCACATATGTCTACAGGTGTCTATTCAGTATTATATGATGAATGGTTAAAACAACCAGTAGCAAAAGAAGTTAAAATAGACAGAAAAAAAATAGAAGATAAATCACATCATTGGATGGAAATTATCGATAATACTATTGAGGATTTGGAAGTTGGTGATTTAGACGACTCTGTTGAAAAACTAGACTCGGTTAAAGATAAAATAAAAAAGTTTAGGACGAGTGGTCTTGAAAAAGGAGGTGAATATTCTTACGAAAATTTAGTTTTTAAATTTTTAAGACGTAACGGGTATATCCAAAAACTTTTTGATTATAAAAATAATTTGATAGATAAGAGTCTATCAATACAAGAAAATTTAAAGTAATAGATAGTAAATATTAGAAAATACTAATTTATCACATATTTATTTATAAAAATATCATCATGGCAGGTTTTACAGCATGTACCCAAAGCGCGTCAACAACGTATAACTTATATTCAGGTAGTACACCCACAGTACATCCAGTGGCAACTGTGGAAGTATACGTCTCAGGTAATACTTGGGAGACTCAAGAAAGAATTCAATGTGGAAGCGTGAAACTTGGAGGAAATGGTGTCTTTATGTAATTAACGAATTTTAAAAAACAAAAATATGGCAGATTTAAACCCTTTAGGAAGTGAAAAATTACAAGGTATGGAGAAAATTAACCGTATCCTTGAAATTGCTCGTTATAACGAGCCTTCACAAAATATAAATGAAAGTAAAGCCGACTATACAATTCAATTAGCTGACGGTAACTATTACGGTATTGTAAATGAAAAAAATGGATACATTATAAAGTCAGGAATTAACGAATCCGAAATGGATTATCGTGAACCAATGAAAAACAGAAAATACCACAGGTCATATTCTCAGGCAATGAAACAAATAAACCTTTTAGCTGGTGAATTAAATAGACTACATGAACATAGTGAAAATATTAATTTAATTGGTGAGCAAAAAAAGTTTGTTTTAAAAACACCTGAATCTGAAATGAGCGACATGGGAGATGCACCTGAGGCATTACCCGCACCTGAAGAGGGTGGTGAAGATTTAGATTTAGACTTGGATTTAGATACTCCTGAAGGTGACGAAGAGTTAGATTTAGATATGGATTTAGGTGATGAGTCAGAACCTGAGGGTGTTGAAGGAGAGGAAGAAGATATTTCTTTTAAATTAATTCAAAAACTAACAGGAAAGTTAGGTCAAAAGTTAAGAACATTAGATTCTCAAGAAGGACTATCTTCTGAAGACATTAAGTATGTTTTAAATTCAGTTATATCTGCCGTGAATTTAGAAAACTTATCAGAAGAAGACTTGGAGGATGTTTTAGCTAATTTTGAGGATGAGGAAATTGATTACGGAGTTGAGGGAGAACTTGATATAGAAGCAGGTGATGAAGAAGGTGATGAGTTAGATTTAGACTTAGATATGGAAGAAGAACCTGTGGGTGATGAAGAATTAGGTGAAGGTCATGGAATTAATAATGTTTTAGACGAAGTCTTTACTGAATCTAAGATTGATAAGGTAATATCAAAGTATTTCATAATTTCAGAAGAAGAAAAAAAAGAAACTGAGTCAAAAAACATAAAAAAGTTTATCACAGAAAAAGTAAATAAAGTTAAAGTTAAGTCTGAAGTTAAAGAAATGTCTGAAACTTTAGAGCAAGAATTAACTTCAGAGTTTATCATGAAAGAAAATAAAAATTCTAAGTTTTTAGGTAAAACAAACAAAAGTAACTTAGTATTTGAGGTTGACGGTAAACAGTTGAAAGTATCACCTAATGGGGAATTATTATGAGGTTAGTCTACGTCAACGAATTGGGTCCCAACTATAAAGGGGATAATATCTATGAGTTTATATTCTCTGACGTAGAAGAAGTGTGGGGCGAAGATTGGGACTCTGAACCAGCTTCAGGAAAACCTTTACCTCCCAATATTGAATATATTAAAAAAGTTGGTGTTTTGAGAAACTCAGATATTGAGTTGGAACTAGTTCAAAACTCCGACTTTTTTTCTGTTTATGACGCAGTGGAAGGTGTTATATCTTTAGGATGGGAAAAATCCGATTCTGAGTTTGTAGTTGATAGTAACTATAAAAGATTGGTCTTCAGATATGGAGATACAATTAAATCCGTAGAAGATAAATTATATGAAAGAGATATTGTCCTTTCATATGAGAAAAGTTTTGTAAACCATGAAGAATAAAGAACAAAAAATCGTAAGACTTCTTGAGGAGGGTTTCTCATATGAAACTATTAAAAAGATGTCTAATTTACATATTAATAAAATATACGAAAGTATTGAAGAAGCGGAAACTACTACTGTAGAAAAGACAACGTATAGTAAAACTGAAATTGATAAAATGAAAAGAGATAGTGGGGGTCTTAATGTTAATGGTACAGTTACACCTAATGATGATGGTTCAGTTACTGTAACACAACAAATGGAAGAAGAAATTGACTCATCTAATGCATTAGGTAAATTAGCGATGCAAACAGCTACAGGTCAAGAAATGCCTCATGATGCGGATGATATGGCTCCTGATGGTATGGATGATGATTCTGATAATAATAGAAAAATGATGGCTAACGAAGAGTTCTTTGGAGATATAAATGAAGATGAAGTATTAGAAGAATTATTCGGTAGTTCGAAGAAAAAAATGAAAACACCTATTACTACATTAGGTATGTTCGAAGAAACAAACGAAGGTACTAAATGTTGGAAGGGTTATGAAAAGAAAGGAATGAAGACTATGTTTGGTAAGAGGGTACCAAATTGCGTTAAAAAAGAAAGTAAGGAAGAAAAGGTTAGACAGATTGAAGAAAGTATCTTATCTTTGATTAATAAATCACAAGGTAAGATGTTTACTAAGAAAGATATTCTTGAGCAGGGACCAAGCATTGCACCTGTGAAACCAACAGTTAAACCTGGAGTTAGACCTGAAAGAGGTACTCCGTACAAACCAAAACACAGTCCAAAACCTAAAGCGGGTACGGAAGTTAAACCTGCAAGACCAACAGTTAAACCAGGAGTTAAGCCGGAAAGAGGTACGCCATACAAACCAAAACACAGTCCAAAACCGAAGGCTGGTGAGGAACAAGGTTTACCTGAATTCCTTAAGTTTAACAACTTAAATATTAAATTCAGAGATGAGTAAGTTGACAAAAAATATTATTAATTCTATTAAAGAACAGATAGAATATGATGGTCCTGAAAGAATGGACAGAGAAATAGAAAGAAAGATTTCTAGTGGTGAAACTCCTTTATCAGATAATCCTGCATTACCAGGAAAAGAAGAAGATGAATTTGATAATTCGTTTGCCGAGTTGGTAGCCTCAGAAAGATTTAAACAGGTAGTTGAAAAGGTAAAGCGTTATACTGGTATGGAGGACATATCAGGACAAAACGCATTTATGCAACTACAGATGATGTTGATGCAGGCAGTACAAGAAGTAAAGTCTATAGAATCCAATAACGAAGGATTTTTAGAGCAGTTGGCAGTTGATTTAGTTAAGAAAGAACTATCTATACCTGATGACGCGTTTCAATATGACGTTGAATTAACATCTATGCCGGGGCAAATAGATACTTCACAAATGATATCAGAACCTGAGGAAGTTGACGATGAAGAGGTACAACAACAATTTGGTATAAGTTCTGATGAAGCTGAAGATGACTTAGAAAATTTTATGGCAGCTTTTGAAAAATTCGATTTAGAAAAGGCTAAAAGAAGATTTATTAACTCTTTAATACAAGGTGCATCTAAAAAAGGTCATTATATGTTTCATTTAGTTGAGGAACAGTTAAATACCATTAACCCTCGATTATTAAATCTTTATGGGGTATTAATGTCAATTAATGACCTTCTATATTGGATTATGCCTGACCAAATGATTATGGGAGCTGCAGGTAGTGGAGAAGGGGTACAAGGTTCAGAAGAAGTGGATGACACTACAGACCCACCAACAATTAAGGCTAAAGGTTTATTCTTTCCTGTGTTGGTTCACGAACTTATAAAAGGTGTTTATGAGGTTTTAGGTACACAAGGTCTACCAGATGACCCTAAAGCTGCCGAAATGGTTATGGGTCAAACAGACACTTTACCTTATGAGGTTTGGGATTTAAGGTTAGGTCCTGTAATATGGGATAAATTCACACAATCATATCCTGATAAATTATATGAGGATGATATGAGAGAAATACAAAATTATTTATTCTCAAGATTTTCATCATTATCTACTGATGAATTTTTTGAGGTAGCTAAAATGATTCTATCAGGTTCAGATGAAGGTAAAAACTTAGTGTCAAAAATGGTCGATGAAATTATTGACGAGTTAAAGGGATACGAATATGAAGACGCGATGTCACAATACAGTGATGATGACGATGACGATGATGATAGTGGTCTTTCAGACTTATTAGGTGATTTAGGTATTTCTTTAACATAAATTCTTACTAAAATGTCTATATGGCGTTAACTAGAGAAAAAGTATTATTAGAGTATGCGAGGTGTGTTAAAGACACCTCGTATGCGTTAAGAACATATCTACAGACTTATGACAATACACAGTCAAAATATGTACCTTTAAGATTATTTCCTGACCAAGAAAGTTTAATTAAGGATTATGATAAGTTTGAAGAGAATATAGCATTAAAGTATCGACAAGCGGGTGTATCAACAGTAACATCTGCATGGGTATCAAAGAAATTAGTAACCGCATCTAAAAGTAAACCTGAGAAAATACTTATAATCGCTAACAAACTTGATACCTCTGTCGAGATGGCGGGTAAAATTCGTGCGTTTATAGAGCAATGGCCTTCTTGGTTCGGTGTTGATTTTTCTAATGAAAAGAATTCACAAAGGCATTACAAACTTACTAATGGTTGTGAGGTAAAGTCAGTGGCAACTTCTAAAGACGCACTTCGTGGATATACCCCCACGATACTTGTGTTTGATGAGGCCGCGTTTATTGAAGCGGATAACGATTTCTGGTCTGCGTGTATGGCGTCACTTTCTACAGGTGGTAAAGTTATTGTTATTTCCACCCCTAACGGTTTTGACCGTATATATTACTCTATTTATGACCAATCATTACGAGGTATGAATGACTTTAAGATTACCGAAATGTTTTGGTACCGTGACCCTCGATATGCAAGAGATTTAAAATTAATTAAGTGTAATGATATTGTTCATTATATGTTGAATAGAGAAGACTATAAAGATGAAGAGATAACATTAGATTATTCACATATAAATCCCATGGAAAGGGATTTTGAAGAAATAAAAACACATTTCTTGGATGGGTACAAACCATATTCATCATGGTTTGAGGGTATGGCTAAAAAACTTAAGTTTGACAGACGTAAGATTGCACAGGAATTAGAGTGTAATTTCTTGGGTTCGGGTGACAATGTTATTCCTTCTGATACGGTAGAAAAAATTAAGGAAAACTTTATTCGTGAACCTGAAAACAAATTTATGGGGGGTGCGTTATGGCAATGGAAAGAACCTGTGGTGGGTCACAAATATATTATGGGTATTGATGTTTCTCGTGGTGATAGTGAGGACTTTACAACATTCTGTATTATAGATTTTGATGAGAGAGAACAGGTACTAGAGTATTTGGGTAAGGTACCACCTGATGTTGCCGCTGAAGTCGCGTTTAAATGGGCGACTATGTATTCTGCGTTTGTTGTGATTGATATCACTGGGGGTATGGGAGTTTCTACCGCTCGTAAACTTCAGGAAATGAATTATAAGGATTTGTATGTTGATGGTATAAATGCCGCTGACAAATGGAAATACAACCCAAAAGTAATAGAAAAAATACCAGGTCTTAATTTTAATTCAAAACGTGTTCAAATTGTTGCGTCATTTGAAGAAGCTTTAAGACATAACTTTATTGTTCGTTCTTCTCGTTTAATGAATGAATTAAATACGTTTGTATATATTAACGGAAGACCTGACCACATTAAAGGGCAACACGACGACCTTATCATGGCAATGGCTATGGCGATATATGTTGGTGAAAACTCATTTACACAACTTGAAAAGGTTACTGAACAGACCAAGGCGATGATGGAGAGTTGGATGGTCAATGAAACTCCTGTTAAAAATTCATCTAAAGACTTTAATCCTGGTTTACCCGTCATGCCAAACAATAACAATCACTACCGACCAAATGGAATCACAAAACAAGATTACGAACAATATAACTGGTTATTTGGAGGTAGAAGAAGATAACCTTTAATTAATTCGGGTAAAGTTTATATTTATCTAAAAAACTATGGCGGAAAAGAATAATTATACGATTTGGCAAAGGTTAACAAAAGTATTTGGTCCCGATTCAACTTTGGACCAACAACCACCCGTATATAACTTCGACAAAAAACAAATACTCAAGACAACTAATAAACAAGAGTATGAGAGAGAGAAGTTACAAGCACAACAAACCCTTTATTTAGGTCAACAATGGCAAAAGATTGAAAACAATCTTTATACACAAGCAGTTTATTATGAACCAACTCGTTTAGCCTCCTTTTATGATTATGAAAGTATGGAGTATACTCCTGAAATTTCCGCCGCCTTAGATATATACTCAGAAGAATCTACTACTCCCGATGAAGACGGTTATATGTTACAGATATATTCGGAAAGTAAAAGAATTAAATCTGTTTTAGGTGATTTGTTTAATAACAGATTAGATATTAATACTAACTTACCTATGTGGACAAGAAATACATGTAAGTATGGTGACAATTTTGTTTATCTGAAATTAGACCCTGAAAAAGGTATTATGGGTGCACAACAACTACCTAATATTGAGATTAATAGACAGGAGAGAGGTATGAAAATGAAGCCTGAACGTAACTCAACAAATACGGAGAATGATGCACTAAAGTTTTTATGGCAAAATAAAGACATGGAATTTAATACTTGGGAGATTGCTCACTTTAGATTATTAGGTGACGATAGAAAACTACCATACGGGACATCTATGTTGGAAAAAGGTAGAAGAATTTGGAAACAGTTAATACTATCAGAAGATGCCATGTTAATCTATAGAACATCGCGAGCACCTGAAAGAAGAGTATTTAAAGTATTTGTTGGAAATATGGACGACAAGGATGTTGAACCATACGTAAATAGAGTGGCAAACAAATTTAAGAGAGACCAAGTTGTAGATTCGAGTAACGGAAATGTCGATTTAAGATACAATCAAATGGCGGTCGACCAAGACTATTTTATTCCCGTTAGAGACCCTAACGCACCTAACCCTATAGATACATTGCCAGGTGCACAAAACCTATCTGAAATTGCAGATATAGAATACATTCAGAAGAAACTTTTAACATCTCTAAGAGTACCCAAAGCATTCTTAGGATTTGAAGAGGTTGTTGGTGACGGTAAAAACTTATCATTACAGGATATAAGATTTGCTAGAACTATAAACAGAATTCAAAAGTCGATGATTCAAGAACTAAATAAAATTGCAATTATACACCTTTACCTTTTAGGTTTTGAAGATGAATTAGGTAATTTTACTTTAGGTCTTACTAATCCTTCTACACAAGCGGACTTACTCAAAGTTGAGCAATGGCAACAAAAAATTCAATTATATAGAGATGCTGTTACTGACCCAGGAACTGGTATCTTACCCGTCTCCTCATCTTGGGCTAAGAAGCACATACTTGGTTTTAGTGACGAGGAAATTAAATTAGACTTACAACAACAAAGAATCGAAAAAGCGGTTGCTGCCGAACTTGAAAAGACATCCGAAGTTATTAGTAAAACTGGTGTATTCGCAAATATAGATAAACTATATGGTAATAAACCAGGTGAAGGAGGTGACCCATTAGGTGATGAAACAACTGATTCAGGTACAGGTGACTTAGGTGGTGACTTAGGTGGTGACTTAGGTGGTGACTTAGGTGGTGACTTAGGTGGTGACTTAGGTGGTGACTTAGGTGGTGATTTAGGTGGTGATGAAGGAGGGGGAGACACTGCACCCGAAGAAACTCCAACCGAAAGACTAGTAAGAAATAAAGACTTAGATTTATTAGTCGAGGACGACTTAATAAAAGGTAAAAGTATATTAGACTTATCTAAAGGTAGACAGTCTTTAGGGGAAATAGAAAAAAAGTTGAATTCACTTCTAAATGACTAAATTGTGAATAATACTACTTACATGATATTTATATAAAAAAATATCATGACATCATTCGGAATCATCAAAACCAAGATTGAAAAGTTATTCGAATCAACTTACGGAAAACAAGATTTTAAAACTCATATTAAGTCATTTAAATCTATGATACTTGAAAATAGTGACTTATGCGAAGTATATTTTATTTACGATGAATTATCATCTAAAAAAGGTTTAAACGAAACTATTGTAGATGAGTATATCTCTGAATCGTTTGAACAACTAAGAAGTTTAATTGATGATAACCAAAATGAAATTAATAAAATTAGTCAGTGGATTAACCAATTAGTTATTGAAACTAATAACAATTACAGTGATATCGATATTCAAGTTTATACTAAAAATGTAACTAAAAATCTAGAGTCATTATTAGAATCTAAAAATAGAATTAAGAAAAATTTATTAAGTAATGATATAGTTGAAATAAATGAATCTAGTTTGAATATACCTATTTCTTCTATGTTACAGATTGCCACTAAAACATTTAATAAAGAGTTTTCTTCACTTAATGAGGAAGAGAAAAAGGAGTTTAAATTTTTTACGTCACTAAATAAGAACCAATTAATAGAGGAAATAGATAAGTCTAAGAAATCTGTCTATAGTAAATTAAGTAATAATTTAAATGAATCTAACGATAACGAACTTAAAGAAAAGATTCAAAAAACTTTAAATAAAATAAACGAAACTGATTATACCCTTACATCTCTTTATAGACTTAAGCAATTAGAAAAGGGGTTATAATGAAAAGATTTTTTACATCATTATTAGGTGACGTTGATGGTCAAAAGTCATCAAAAAGGTTTGTTACCATAATCGCATTTTTCATGATGTGTATTGCCTTTGTTGCTAACATTTTTATGGATATACCGTTACAAAAATATGTGTGGGACGGTATGATGTATATTGTAGGTGCGGGGTTAGGATTTACCACACTTGAAAAATTTTCAAGAACTAAAGGTGTCGAGGAATAACGGAGGATAGAAAATATCTTAAATGGTCTTAAATCTTAA